CCTCCACGGCTCGACATGCCGACGGCAGCGTACGTCCTGTGCTGGCCTGCGTCGACGGTGACAGCGTGGTCGAGCGCATGCCGTTCCTGCGCCATTCGACGGTATGCCAGGACGGACTGGAGACGGCCTGCCGTAAGGCGATTGCAACCGGTGCTGATGTGCTGTGGCTGCGTCCCGCCACGACGTTGACGGAGGAAGGGATCAAGGCGGTCATGGCCGCGGCGGCGCAGACGCACGAGATCGCGTCGGCGGTGCCGCTGACGTCCGACGGCGCGAACGGTTTTCCCTTCATCGACAAGTGGTCGCCCATACCTCCGTCGTCCGTGCCGACGATGGACGTCATCACGCGCGGTATGTTCGCCGGGCGCCGGCTGGTCGTGCCGGCGCCATCGGGGCCTGTGGTGCTGTTGACACGGCATGCGCTGTCCATGCTCGGCGTCCCCGACGTCGCGGGATGCGACGGCAACGAGGAGCAGGCTATCCTGGAGTGGGGGGCTCGTGCTGCGGGTCGCCACTGGAAGCACATGCAGGCGCCCGAGGCGTATGCGGCTTCCATCGCCCCGCCGGCGCAACCAACGCAGCGTGCGGCTCTGCGGCTCCAGGCGCGCGGCTTCTCCAACGCGCTCGGTGGCACGTACGAAAAGCTGACCGACGACGAACGCGAGCAGTTCGAGTTTGCGCTGCTGCGTTCGCAGTGGGGCGGCCCGCGGCCTGGATCCGCTGGTTTCACCAACGACTACGAGGCGTGGTCGGCGCTGCGCGCGGCGCAGGACGGAGCCAAGTCGTTGTTTACCACGAAGGGGCAGAACATCACTGTCTGCACTTTCGGCGACAAGGAAGGCGACCTGTTTGCCACGGACGACTGGGTCGTGTTCGTCGACGACAGCACCGAGTTGCGCGTCAACGCGGACATGCATTTGCTGGAAGCGGCGGTGAGCGCGTCCGACGACGTGCGGGTTGTGTATGCCGACAACGAGATCGTCTTTCCGGACGGCAAGCGCGCGCCGGAGTTCAAGCCGGACTTCGATTTGGAGTTCTTCCTGGCGCAGGACTACGTCACGTCGGTCTGTGCCGTGCGTATCGACGTGCTGGAGGGACGGGTTCCCGGCGATCGTACTGATTTGTATCGCATGATCCTGCAGGTCGCGCTGGAACACGGTGGCAAAGCGTTTCTGCACGTGCCGCATGTGTTCGGCGCGGTGAAGCTGGAGACGACGCCGGAGCGCGCGGCGCTGGACGCGTTGTCGCGGCAGGTGGTGATCCAGGAGGCGTTGGACGACGCTGTTGACGTGATCGCGCATCGCGGTTTGCCCGGCAGTCTCGTCGTGACGCGAAAGCTTTCCGGTTCGAATGCAAACACCGATCCGCCTCTTGTCAGCATCGTCGTGCCGACGCTCGGCGGCAGTCGTCTTATTCAGCCGTGCGTGGCGACGATCCTGCAGCACACCCGGTATCCGAACTATGAGATCGTGGTGGTGCAGAACGGCGAGCGGCAGGAGCCTGAACTATCCCCTGCGACATTGACGGATCCTCACGTGCGCGTTGTCCATTTCGACGATCCCGAGAAACGCGGTTTCAACTGGTCGCGGCTGAACAACTGGGCGATCGTCAATCACGTGAAGGGCGAATACGTCGTCGCGATGAACGACGACATCTGCGTCGGCGCCAAGAACTGGCTGGACGACATGATGGGTCAGGCGGTGCAGTCCGACGTCGGTTGCGTCGGCGCGCGGCTGCTGCATCCGATGGGCGTCATCCAGCACGTCGGCGTGGTCTGTCATAACGGCGTGGCGGGACACATGCACAAGGGCACGCAGAACGGACAGCCCGGGCACATGGGTCGGGCGCTCCTGACGCACGAGGCGTCCGCGGTGACCGGCGCATGCATGTTGTTTTCCCGCAAGAACTTCGACCTGGTCGGCGGCTTCGACGAGTCTCTGTCGCACAACTACGGCGACACGGCGTTCTGCCTGTCCATGCGGAAGCACGGCCTGCGCAACGTCGTGCAGTGCACGGCGGAACTGCTGCATCCCGAGGGCACGTCGCGTCCGTCGGCGATGTCGCAGGAGGGCATGCGCAAGCTGATGGACGAGGGCTTGGCGATCGCCAGGCAGTGTCCTGGACCGGACCCGTACTGGTCGCCGAACCTCGCCGTCGGGATGATCCAGGGCGGCATGGCGATTCAGGGACTGAACGCCGAGGCGCTCGCCTGGAAGGACTTCGTCCCACCGGACGACGCTGAGCGCGTGCTGCTGGTGAACGACGTGCCGGGCATCGCCGGCGCAGCGGTGTCCGTCATTGCGACCGGCGGCGTGCCGATGTTCGCGGACCTGTCCGGGTTTACGCTGCGACTGTCGGCGCCTAATTCACCGAACGCGCGGCCGTGGAACATCCGGAATTCCGCTGGCATTTCGCGAGGACTGAAGGCGCTCGGCGTCACGAAGGTGGTGATCCGTTCGCTCGTCGGTTCCGGCGGCGCGGCGCCTCCGGTTGAGTCGCTTCGGGCCTTCGCGGCGCTCGACGTCCCGTGCGTCGTAGTTGATCCGGTCGAGCCGGTCGAGGTGGCGTGGTGGCTGGGGCCAGAAGGATCCGAGGCGGCCGCGAAGGACGTTTTTGGCGACGTCGACGAGTCGGCGTGGCGCGAGGCCTACGGACGGGTGCTTGCCCGGTCCGAGGAACATGATGTGAAGGAGGCTGCTGACTGATGGACATGAACACGATACTGGAGAAGGCTGTAGCGTCGGCGGACCCCGCCGTGCGCGGCGTGGCCATACGGTTCCGTCGGCTGGAACACGAAATGGTCGGCTTGAACACCTTCCTGGCGACCTACGGCGAGGGGCTCGAGGAGGCGGCAACGACGCTGTCGACGCAAAAACAGAAGACGGCGCCCGTGCACGCGAAACCGAACGGCAGCACCGGTGCGCGACTGACGTCGGACGACTTCACCATGCGCGTGAAAACCGTGCTGACCGGCAACGGTGGTCCGCTCGGGATCAGCGCGCTGTATGAGGCGTTCTTCACGCAGTATCCAGACCAGACGAAAGTGTCGTCGGAATCGTTCCGACAAAAGCTGGTCAAACGTCGCAATCTCATCGATCTGTTGCCAGGAAGAGCCGGATACTGGCCCATTGATGTACCGCTGCCGGACGGTGTCTCGACGGAGGAACCCATTGCCGCTTGATTCTTTGACGTATCGAGACCCATCGGTAAGTCCGGATCCTGCGGTTCGGGCCATAGTACGTCGTCGCGATGCCCTGGCGGTCGAGATAGATCGGCTGCGACGCTCACTGGTGGCGTATGCCGACCGTATCGTGGCGGAGGAAATCAAGCCGCCGGTGTCACCTCTCGAGCACTATTCGATGCTCGACGCGGAATGCGGCTGCTCGACGTGCATGGACTGGGAGACCCGACGGGCCGAGTTCGTCGAAGCGGTCACGCTGGTGCCTAAAGGGCACAAATGGACGATATGCGCCTGTCCGGACTGCCGTTTCGTGGGGCGAATCCAACTCAACTACCTGGCTGCGACCAACCGGCGCGACTTGATGATCGAGATGTCCTTCCACGCGCGCTACCATTCCCGGCACGGCCGCGAGGTTATGGCGTGGCTTGATCAGGAAATGAGAAATCCCTCCTACACTACGAACTGGTTGGCGCAGGAACTGTCGCGGTTTCCGGTCGAGCGCTGGATCAAGCGCTGTGAAATGGCGGTTTCCGGGTTCGTGTCCGGCGCGGTGTTTTCCGCATCCGCCGGCGTGACGCACCTGACAAGCTACCTCGGTTCTACCCTGGGAGCGGAAGTATCCGGCCCGGCCGGGATGTCCGCACTGTAGGTGCGGCGTAGGGTTTGACCGTTCCGGTCGACTAGGTTTCCTGGATGATCACCTCGCTGGATGACCTCGACCGGGCCGTGGTGGCGCAGATTCCATGCGTCATCAAGTCGTATCATCAGTCGGGCAGCGGACGTCGTGTCGTAGAGGTACAGGCCAGCGACGAGTCCGTCGACTACGACGGTGATATCGTTATGCAGGACGCCCTGCTGAAGTCGGCCGAATCGTTCGTCGCGACCGGACACCTCGACATCGATCACCTGTCCGAGCTTGGCGCTCGCATGGGCATATCCGATCCGTCGTCCTATATCGTCGGACGACCGCTTTCCGTGCGGAAGGGTGAGAACAATTCCACCTTCGTCGAAGGGGAGATCAGCCGCAGCCTGGACGGCCGCGAGGACCCGGTGCGGAACAAATACGACGAGTTCTGGGCGTCGCTCCGACGCGATCCACCGGTCATGTGGTTCTCGTCCATCTACGGCTGGCCGACCGACATGGAGGACTGCACGAAGGGTGAGTGCTCCAGGAGCGGGGCAAAACGCTTTATCATCAAGTCGATAGACTGGCGCAGCCTGGCGTTCACCCGGGCACCGAAGAACACGTCGCTGTCCTCGCCGACGCGGATCGTGACGGCGAAGTCCTACCTGGCGGAACTGGTCAAGTCACACACCGGCATGCAGGTGTCGCCGGTGTCCTGGCTGCCGGACACGGTGGCGGACGCGGCCCAGCCGTGCCCGAACTGCGGCGTGCACGAGCAGCCGTCCGTGCTCGGCTACCGCGAGCACTTCAAGGCCTGCAAAGGCTGCTCCGAGGGGCACGCCGACATCCTGGCGCACTCCATGATGTACAACCATCTCATGAACCGCCCGGCCAATCTGTCCCAGATGCAGGGCGTTTCCAGTCCGGTGTCCGGCCTGTAGGCATGGCTGCTCCGGGAACCGGCGACAATCCTCTCGTCATCGATCGACCGGGCGACCTGGAGCGAGCGACGCGGCGCGTCAACCGTCCGTCCGAGGCGCAGGCGCGCGCCGACAACTACAAGATGGCGCACGTCGTCGTTGGCGGGCTGCAGGTCACCATCGAGACGCCGAAGGACCACATACGTCGCGGTACCGACCCGAACGGCGCCCGCTGGCACGTTTATATGCCGGCGGACTATGGGTACGTGAAGCGCACCATCGCGCACGACGGCGGTCAGGTGGACGTCTACCTTGGGCCGGATTCACACCGGGCGGAGGATCTGCCGGTCTGGGTTATAGATCAGCGGCATCATCACAACCACCAATACGACGAAGCGAAGTGCATGCTCGGGTTCCCGAACGCGGCGATCGCGCATCGGACGTATCTGGCGGGCTTTTCCGACGGAAAGGGCCAACAGCGCATCGGTGCCGTCACGCGGCTGACGTTCGATGAATTCAAGCAATGGCTGCGTTCCGGCGATACGAAGAAACCGTTGGCGTACCGCCCCCCTTCGGCATCGGTAAAGAGCGCGGACGGTACATACGGTGTCGCTACGACGTGCCCGTGCGCCAAATGCCGCGGACTACATGGACGAAGCACTTCTGGAGGCCACATGGATCCGATTGTTACCGCCACCGTCACTGAGCCCAAGGCGGCAGGTCTCGTGACCCGCGTCATCGCCAGCCTCATCGGCAGCGCGACGCAGGAACAGCGCAGCACGCTGTTCAAGGACGCGTCGGTGCTGGCTGATACGGAGCTTGGCAAGGCCAACCATCTGCTCGACATGGGCGACGACCGCGGCCGGATCGGCATTGTCGAGGACCAGTGGAGCGGACCGCCGGACGATCATCTTGAGACCGTGCACGCGCACGGCCCCGGCAGCAAGGTCGCTCCTGGCAAGGTGCCGGTTGGTCCCACGCAGCAGTCCTCGGGCGACGGCGCCGAAAAGATGGAAGGCGAATATTCCCGTCATGCCCCCCAGAGCGGGGTGCAGTCAGCGACCGAACGTCTCGGGCGCGACATCGCGGCGGCCCGCGGAGCCATGAAGTCGATCCTGAAGGCGGTCGAGGCGCAAGGACAGCAGTTCGCGATCCTCGAGGCGTCGGTCGCCAAGTCGGTGGACGAGGCCGCGCTTCAGGCGCTCGTGTCCGCAGCCGTGACCAAGGCGATCGCCGGTCTGGACTTCAAGTCAGCGATCAAGACCGCAGCGCGTCATGCGGTGCGCAAGGCGGAGGAAGAGCGCGACGAGGAGAAGGACGAGGAGAAGGAAGCCGAGACCGAGGTCGAGAAGGCCATTATCGTGGCCAAGGCCGCCGAAGAGGAGTCCGAGGAGGACGACGAAGAGGAGTCCGGTTCCGGCACCGACGTCGAAGTCGTCAACGAGATCGAAGAAGAGGATGACGACGACGACAACGATGACGACAAGGCGAAGTCCATGCAGGCCGCCAAGCTGCGTCTGCTGGCCAAGTCTCGCGTGCGCAAGGCGCGCGCATGCGTCCAGAAGGCCGCGCCGTTCCTCGCGAAGCCTGAAGGCGCACCGGTGGTGAAGGCGCTGCGCAAAGCGGCGAAGAACCATCTTGCCAAGGCAGACGCCTATCTGGCGGCGTCGATCGCCGTCAAGGGTGGCAAGATCGGGCCGGCAACGAAGGTCGTGCAGGACCGGATTGCCAAGGCCAAGGCCGGCCGCAAGGGCCTGGCCGCAGCACAGTCCGACAATCAGAAGATCTGGCCAGCGTCGACTGCGCGCGAAGTCGGCAAGGGTGCCGATACTTCGACGGAGCGTGCCGACCTGCGGAAGGCGGTCGAACAGATCAGCAAGGCAGCGGCTGGCATGGGTATGCTGACAGCGAACGTGCAGGATCTGTTTGCGGCGATCTCCGGTCAAAAGACGTCCGTCACCGATGACGGGCAGCGTCTGCCGCCGGTGTTCGCGCTGGCCAAGGCCGGCGGCGACAAGCTGGCCATGACGGAAAAGGCGATCAACGAACTGCGCGACAACAACGACATCACCTTCGAGGACGCCGACCGAGCGCGCGATGCGATCACCAGCGCGCGGATGGGCCTGCCGAATGACATCGTCCAGGCGAAGGTTAACCGGTTGCCGCCAAAGATACAGGAAGTGATCACCAGGCATGCCGCGTAAATACCGGCCACCGAGAGCGAGGACAGAGACAGCCATGAGCACGACAACTGCCGAGACTCCCCGGTCCGGTCCCGATATTCACATCCCGACCCAAACCCGGGAGGAGCGGCGCATCGAAATCGCTCCGGTGCAGACGCGGCCATTCGGCTATGTGCCGAACCCGACGATCGGCGAGGACATCCCCGAGGACATGCGCACCAGCCGTACGGCGAATGCGCTAAACCAGTTCGAGGCGTCCCTGCCGGCGGCGAACAGCGAGCTCGGCGCGCTGCGCCCAGCACTTCTGTCGCTGGTGACCGGCCGCGGCATGAACGTCGGTGGCGTGGATTTCGACGGTGCCCGGGCGCGAACGGAACTCGCCAAGGCGGCCGAGGTAGAGAATGTCTACTCCCGCGAGCGTCGCGAGCATCCTCGCTACTATCAGACGACGGCGCCCGGCGGTGGCCCACGTAGTCATATCGACGCACGCGAGCTTGCCAAGTCCAACGCGGTCGCAAAGGCGATTCTTGACGTCGGCACGCAGACCAACTTCACGTCGATCACCGGCGGTCAGTCGATGGGCTACGTGTCGCTCGATACGCGCATGGCACGCGGCACCATTCGGCCGGACAGTTTCACGCTCTACCAGATGCTGGCCAAGTCGGCCGCATTCCAGGTGGTAGATTACTGGCCGTACATCGACGATACGGGCGGCGCGCTGCCCGGCTCGGCCACGTCCGGCTTCTCGAACGTGCAGTCCGGCACGCTGGCGACCAACGCCGGCATCTACTCGCTTCAGTCGATCAACCTGAAGCTGATGCTGGACGGACGCGCGGTCACCCTGGCCTTGATGGCGCAGAACAACTTCGTCAGCGTCAACGAGCAGGAAAACGCCAACGCGGCGCTGACGGTGCTCGGCACGGCAGACTGGCTGTGCTACTTTGGCAATCCGACGCTGTTCCCGAACCAGTTCACCGGTCTCGGATCGTCCACGCCAACAGCGAACATTTTCGATTTCCAGGCCTTCTACGCGGCGAACGCTGCTCTGCAGGGCTGGAGCACCTCGCAGACCCTGTACAACATGATCTACGAGGTCGCGGCAGTCATCACGTCATGGGGCCGCTACGGTCGCATCACGCATGCGCTGATGACGCCGGTCACGGCCGGCGCGCTGCAGTCGCTGGTCACCACCCTGTTGAACAACATCACGAACTGGCCGAACGCGAATCCGGTGCCAGGTATCGTGGTTGACGGCGATCTGCAGGGCATGCGCACCCGTATGGGCCCGATCCAGTTCCCGATGGACTTGGTCATCACGGCCCGCGATATCCCCGCGCAGGGTCAGCCTCGCAGCAACGGCACCACGCCGACCACGACCGTCGGTCCTACCCCGCCGACCGGCGTGGTCGCGACGGCATCCGGCACGGCCTTCATTGGCTCGAACTGGAGCACCAACGGCGGCGTCTATTCAGGTGCGGCCACCCGCTACTACTACGCTGTGGCGTCGACCGACGTGAACATGAACGAATCGGTGCTGGCGTTCTCGAACGTCCTGGCCGGCTCGGGCGTGACCAGTTCCGGCGCGGCCGTCGTGGCGATCGCCGGCCCGGCCGCGGCGGACGCGACCGCCTATCGCGTGTTCCGCACCGGCGCGGCGGCCAACACCACGGTATCCGGTTCGGCGACCGCCTACCGCTATATCGGCACGATCGCGGCAAACGGCACCGGCACCGTGAACTTCGTGGACTTCAACGGCACGATCCCGGGCAGCGAGAAGATCTTCCTGCTTGACATGCGGGAAGAAGACAACGCGCTGGACTTCCGCTACCTGTTGCCGCTGACGCGCGTGGAACTGTTCGCGCAGAACCTCTACATGCCGTGGGCTGTGGCGTCGATCGGAGCCATCCGTAACCGCATTCCGAAGTTCCACGGGATCATCAACAACTTTGTGCCGGACAGCCCCGTCTGGAACCCGCTCGGCGCGAACTCCTGATCAACCTATCGTTGGGAGACGACAGCGCCGCCAGAGTTGTCTGGCGGCGTTTTCTTTTATGGCCATGTGACCTCTTGTTCACAGGAGGACACATATCATGTCGACAAAAAATCCAGGCGTACAGACGACGCAGGACCCGAAGGTGCCGCGTCAACCGGCCGGAGATCCATCCAAGGAGTATTTGACGAACAAGCCGATCGAACAGCCACTGAAGCCCACGTCTCCGCCGAAGACGCCTCCGCCTAGGACGTAGTCGAGACGCCGCCTGGCAGACAGCCACGGCGGCGTTTTTGCTTTAGCGCTATGCGAACAGGGTATTCACAGAAGGACCCGAGCCATGAGTGACGACACGAACAAGAACCCGGTGAGAACAGAGATCGTGCAGACGCAGGTCGTCGACCCGAAGAAAATTCCGGTTTTAGAATCAATCCCCGGCACGTTGCAGGATCCTCCGATACCGGTGCAACCTGTCGAGAACCGGTCGAAACCAAAGGCGTGACGAAACGCCGCCGGTTCGACTAGACTGGAGCGCGACGAAGGAGAGCATCGATGACGATCAAGACGCAGATAGGTTCGGTGACCGTCGACGCGTTCCAGTGGACCGGCGGCACGATCCCGACGAACCTCCCCGTGTGGGCCAAGCGTCTGGCGCTTCATACGCCGGGCGACGGTTCCCTGCACGTCCCGACGAAGCGGGGGACCGTACGCGCTCTCATCAATCAGTGGGTGCTGCAGTACGCGAACGGCGACGTAGATGTGCAGCCAAACGACATTTTCACGTCGTTGTATTCGTAGGCAGCATGGTCTTCACGGCGCACGTCATCCGGGGATCCCCAGTATGGCGCGAATGGCGCAACCGGCATTCGCTCGGGGGCGACCTCCACGGCGTGCGATTCTCGTGGACGCCAGGAGACAACTACGTCGCGGCCGACAGGCTCGACAAGGCGCAGGTCGACGCGCTGGCCGGAAACACGTCCGTGCGGATCGAGATGACGGGTGTGGCTCCGCCGGAGGCTGTTCTCGCCGATCCGGATCCCGTGCCGGCCGAGGCGGACGTACGCAGGAACAAGAGGAAGAATTGAGCGTCACCACGTACGGACCAATCGAAATATACCTGTTGACGTGCCGATCGACTTCGAAGGCATACGTGGGTGTATCCAGGAACGGTGCGGCTAAACGGTTCAAGGAGCACTGCAGACAAGCCAAGAACGGCAGCGTGGCGCTAATCCATAAGGCCATGCGCAAGTACGGCGTCAACGATTTCAGCGTGCACGTGATCGGCTCCGCCCTTACGTGGCAGGATGCTGTTAAGATAGAAATAGCAGCCATAACTGAATACAGTACGTTGGTTCCTCGCGGCTACAACCTGACGGAAGGCGGGGAGGGAACTGTCGGCTACAAACATACGACAGTCGCCAAGATGGCCATGAGCGACAAGCACAAGGGTAAGGTGATATCCGCCGAATCCAGGCACAAAATGAGTGTGGCTAGAAAAGGAAAACCAAAGCCGGAAGGGTTTGGCACCAAAGTAGCGAAGTCCAACAGCGAACGTGTTCTATCGGATGTTACGAAGCAAAAACTGGCCGCGCATTTGCTGAACACAGTGCAAAGCCCTGAATTCAAGGTGAAGATAGCTGCGGCGAACAGCGCGCGTGTCATCACCTGTGAAACACGGCTGCGACTGTCGGCTGCAGCCACTGGACGTAAACACAGGGCCCCAGAAATAGAGAAAATAGCGCAGGCTAATAGCCGAAGAGTGTGGACTCCCGAGATGCGCGCCAACATGAGCGCCGCCTTGCGCAAAGCGCTGGCCCGGCCCGAAGTAAAATCAAAGATGGCGGCGACGAACAGAAGACGGGTGTGGACAGATGAATCAAGGGCGCGCATGAGTGCAGCCGTAACGGCAGCGAAGGCAGCCAAGCGTAGAAACGCTACGATCGAAACTACAGTTCAGGAGAGTTCCGTTTGAGCGTTACCACATCCGGACCGACGATACAGACCAGGGCGCTGTGGACGTGGAGCACGCCGGTATCGGGCCAGCCGCAGAAGATCGAGTCGTATCCGACCGTGCAGGGGGCCGTCACCAAGACCGGCTTGCTCCGCGCGGACCTCGAGCAGTTCATCGGCACGTCGATCCAGACCTGGACGAACCCGCCCGGCGCGATCTCCGATGCTACGGTGAACAGCTGGATCCGCTACGCCGAGGACGACATCGAGACGGAGACGAACGTCCGGCTGTGCCAGACGTGGATCGCAGCGCCGGCGGCGAAGACGCAGCAGGAGGTGCAGCTTCTCAATCTCGGCGTGCAGGACAACTACCAGCAGCTCGGCGTCGACTACGATTACGCGGAGCCGGGTTACGACTTTTTTTTTTGAAAGATGGCGCGACGAAGGATGGGGCTACGTGCGCACCCGTTGGCGTCCGGTTAAGTCGCTGGAACTGTTCTCGCCGACGGCCGATGTCAGCAACAACTACGTCGGCACCAAGAACGTCGCCTTCATCTATCCGCTGCTGAACGAGTTCTTCCGCATGCCCTCGTCGTGGGTTGTGGAGGACCAGAACCGCGGCCTGCTGCGCTTTGTGCCGGCGACGTCTGTGCAGATGCTGCCGCTGTTCGCGATGCAGCTTGCCTTCATGGGATTCGCGCAGTCGGTGCCGCAAGGCCTGTGGTTCCAGTATACGGCAGGGTTGACGCCGGCCGACTATCAGGGCGAGTGGTCCTTCATGAAGCAGCTCGTGATGTCGCGTGCGGCCGTGCAGGCGTTCAAAACGATGGGCGTCTCGGTGTCGAACGGCGCCACGGAACTGACGATCAACGTCGACGGCCTGATGCGCAGGGTGAAATATCCCGAGGCCGGCGTATTCAGCGGGCAGGTGAAGAATTTCGAGAACGAAGTGAAACGTCTTACCAGACGAGCCTTGCAGAAGGGTGGTGGCTTCTTTCTGGGACAACTCTGATGTCGGGATCGTCCACTCGCAGCGTATACGTTCCGCGGACTGATCCGTATCTGCTGCCAGCCAGCGACTTCAACGCGCTGATCGGGCAGATCGGTCAGCGCATATCATGGATGCGTTCGCATTCCTGTCCGTGCGTGTGGGCACCGTCGTTCATGGGCGCGATGCAGACGGTGAACGCGTCCGGGCAACCAGTATTCGGTTCCGGTGGATTTCCCGTGTTCCCGAGCGGAGCGGTTGCGCCGACGACCCGCCTGTCGACGCCAGGATCGGCCCAGAAACAGTGCCTGACGTGCCTCGGCGTCGGCACCTACTGGGACTTGCCGACGGTTCCGTTTCAGGCGGTCATGACGTTTCGGCACATCTCGCCGTCGCCGGACGAGCCTGGCGTACGTGAGGATCCAAAGTTTGGCGTCGATCAGGTGTCCGAGCCGTCGTTGACGATACCCTACGTGAATCCCTTCCTGGATCTGGACGACGTGAGGCAGCCGACGCTGCCGTGGACATATGCCAGCACGAACGACATATTCGTCGCGGTTGACATGCTGGCGCGCTATACGACCATGCTGCAATCGGGCGTGACGGAGAACCTGCCGTTTCAGCAGAACCTGCAGATAGCCCCGGTGGGCGCCGTCGTGACGTGGAACCCGGACACCAGGATGATCGCGCCGGTGTCGGGCTATGTCGTGTCCGGCGCGACCGTGACGCTGCCGGCGGGCTTCGCGTCCGGCACGTCGTATATGGTGGAATTTCAGGCGGCAGCGCTGTTCGTTGCTTTCCGGCGGGCCGGCGGCCTGCCGCACGATCGGCCGTTCGGCGGTGGCACGGTGAACCTGCCGAAGGCGTTTCGCGTGCAGGCGCTGGACTTCTGGACCCGGCAACGCGGTCTGCAGCCGCAGATCAACATCGGCGGGACACCGCTGGCGTGGTGAAGCATGGCGAGTAGCGTTACGTACGTGATCCGGACGAACCTGGACCCGAAGATGGTCAACCAGATCGGTCTGATCATCTTCGCGAAATGGCTGGATTTCGCGCTCGGCAGGACGATGCTGAACGGTCGACGCCTGGTATATCCGTCGGGGCGCTACGCCAGCAGCATTTCCTTCCGTCGAGAGGGCGAGGCGACCGTGGCGATCGTGGCGGACGAGGGAGCGGCACCGGAGGCCGGCATCCTCGAGCAGGGACACGGTCCTGTCGACCTGAAGACCCGGCTGCAGCGCGGCCGAGGCTACCCCATGCACCGCGCGCGCGGCGGCACCAGCGGCACGACGCTGCGGCGCATCGGCGGCGGGCCAGCCAGCAGGAAGCCGTCCATGTGGGCGGAGATTCGCACGTCGGAGTTTTCCGGGTTCGCTTCTATCGGTCCGAACTCGGACCCGGGAAGCTGGATCATTCCGGAGATGAGACCGTACTCGCCGGCGCTCATCCTAGCGGCGCAGGCGAAGCAGATGGCGGGAGCGGGCTGACGTGCCTGGGCCTATCGTAAATACGCAGGCCGTGGCGACCGGCGGTGCGGTCATGCTTTCGCTTCCGGAGTACATTCAGCCGCCGAGCGGCGTGACGGCCATGACGATAGCGCGCGCCGTGTCCGGCGCGAGCGGGCTGACGCCGTTCGTACAGGTTTACAGTGGCGCGGTGCTACCGCAGTTCATCGACGTGGGGGATGGCCTGCCCACTCCGCTCGTGTCGACGGAACAATACGTGTGGGCGGTGTCGGACAGCCGCGGCACGACGCAGTCGGATCCGGTGATGCCGGCGTGCACCATGACGACGCTTCCGGATCAGTTGTCTCAGATCACGCTGCGGCTGTTTCAGGGGTTCGTGAATTCGGCGCCCCTGTTTCCTGGCGTGCCGCGTCCGCTTCTGTCCACCCAAATGCCGCAAAACGGCTTCCAGGCGATGCCGTTCATCGTGATGAACCTGGACTTGATCCAGCAGTCGGAAGTGCAGATCGGCGAGGACGTGTCGAATCCGGACCTGAACAACGACTGGACGCTGTACGCCAACGCCAAGCGCATGTGGCGTATGACCGTGCTGTCGCAGTCCGCCGACGAACGCGACTGGTGGCGCGATTCCCTGCTGGCAGCATGGCGGGCCATGATACCGACGGCGTTTCAACCGCTCGGACTCAACGTGTCGCACTCGTTCCAGGCCAATTCGTATACCGAGACGGCGGAATACGAGGGCAAGGCGCCGGGGTTCTACGGGGCGGATCTCATGCTGGAACTGGACGGCGTGTTCCCCGTGGCAGTGCTGACCGGCTACGGCCTGATCGAAACCATCGTCGCGACGGCGGAGCTTCTGGAGGGCGCATCGCAGTCCGCGATGGTCCCTTCGGCAAGCGGCATATGACGGGGCGTTCGTAGGATTGCGTCTGCGACCGACCGTCGCGACGCTTCCGGAGGACGCCTTGTCAGACATGCCAGAAGATAGTTCCCCGGAGTTTTCGGAGACTTCGGCAGCCGTCGACGTCGCGGGCAACGATAGTCCCGTGGAGCTTGCCGTGCCGCTGCGCGTCTTTGCCGCAACGCTCGGGCCCCGCGTAACGCATCGCCAAGTCATCATCGGCGGCGTGCCGCGCATGGTGGCTGCGACGGCGTCCGCCGGACATCCGGACGAGGTTTGGATGAAGCTGCTCTCCATGCGTCACCAGAACGAGCGGCATACGATGACGGAATGGCAGGCGCTGATCGAAAAGTATCGTGATGAACCTGCGCATCCGCTCCATCCTCGCTGGGGAGTGAACTAAAGTGCCGCAGCAGGGGATAACTTTCGCCGGTGCGTACATCGGCTTGCCTGGCGCCTACTATGCGGATGATGTGTCGGCGGCCCTGCCGAATACGCCTCCCGTCACGCCACCACTGCTATTCCTCGGCTACGGCTGGGGCCCGAAGCCGAAGACGCCCGTCACGTTCGTCAACCCGGGTGATTTGCAGGTGGCCCTCCGCGGCGGTCCGGCAGCGGCATACGTGCCATTCATGGCGACGCCGTCGCCGTCGTTGAACGGCGCGCAGCGCATCACGTTCATCGACGTGTCCTCGAACACGCAGTCGTCCCTGGCGCTGCTTACGACCGGTGCCACCACCTACGCCACGCTGACGTCTACCCTGTATGGGCCACCGTCCAACCAATTGACGTTGCAAATATCGACGGGTTCCGCCACGGGCGGCTCCGGATCGGCGGGGCGCAAGTTTACGCTGGTCGACAATTTCGCTGGCGTGTCGCTGGTCGGCGACAACCTCGGCGTACCGCTTCAGGTCGCGTATTCCGGCGCCTCGACGGGAGGCGTCACCATGACCGTAACGTCGGCCGCCTTTGCGCTGACGTCACCGGTTTCCGGCGAATCCGTCACGGTGCCGCTCGGCAGCGGTGGGTTCAATACGGTCAGCCTACTGGTGGAGTTCCTGAACGGAACATCGAACTATTTTGCCAACCTGCTGTCGGCGACGCAGGGTCAATTGCCGTCGAACTTCCTGTCGTCGCAAGGGTCCACCCTGGCAGCGCCAGTGAGCGGCGTGCTGCAATACCAGAACATTTTTGCCGTGCTCAACGATCCCGTCTTCTGGATCAACCAGTTCGCGTCGACGATAGCCACGGCTGTCACTGGTTCGGTGAGCGATACGCTGCAGTCCCTGCCGGTAACGGGGTCTGCCCAGTTCTTTTCCGGCGCGACCGGGGTGCCGCCGACCAACAACGACTACGCGTCTGGGCTCAACGTCGGACTGACGGTGCCGGCGTGGGCGGTGTTCTGCGATTCGAACGCGATCGGCGTGCAGGCGCTCATGGCGCAGCACTGCATCACGGCGTCGTCGGTGCCGTATGGCATGTGGCGCCGCGGCTTCACCGGATCGTCCATCGGCGACACGGTGACCACCACGATCACCAATTCTCGCGCGCTCGATACGATACAGATGAACTACCTGTATCCGGGCATCTACCGCATCAACACGACGACGAACCAGAACCAGCTTTACGGCGGCCTGTATGCGGCGGCTATGGCGGCCGGCATGGTGACGGGCAACCAGGTCGCCATCCCGCTGACGAACAAGCCTCTGATCGCGACCGGCGTCGAGCTTGCCAACGCCGGCGCGGCGCTTACCACGTCGCAGCTCGTCAACCTGCAGAACAACGGCGTGATGGCTGTCTACATGCCGAACGAGACCGGCATCCCGACCATCCTGTCCGACGTGACCACGTGGGAGGTCGACAATAACCCGGAGAACACGGCCTCGCAGCAGGTGGCCTGCCGTTACTGGCTGGCGTATTCGGTGGTCAACGTGCTGCAGCAATACGTCGGCACGATCGCCGCGCCGGTGACCGAGGTGAACATCCTCAACGCCATGAAGAACCTGCTGGACGCCCTGATCTACACGGGGAATTCCTCGAACGGCGTGCTCACCTCATGGGCCCGCAAGTCGCTGAAGCTGACGTATACCGGCTCGACGCAGACGGCCGCGGTCACATTCAACGCCATCCTGGTGGACCAGAATCGCTACATCACCGCGTTCGCCACGATCCTACCGTTGAACTTCACGATCGTGAATACGGGCTAAGATAGACGGGCAAACACGCCATGCAGTTTTGCAGCCGCTTCTTGATACGCACGACGAGCGTCTTCCATGTCGTGGAAAAGCCCAAGAGACAAAGCTGGTCCATGCTCTCAAAACAGATGATGAATCAAGAGGATACGTTAATGTCCACCTCGATCGCGTTCTAGGAGATCATTACGGTGCCTGGATATAACGGAAAAACCGTTGCGAATAACGTACTCAACGGCAATAACGTAGCTGTTATGCTTGGTGACACTATCATTGCCTTTGCGCAGACTGTCGGACACCAGTTGCCTTTGGGTACCGAGGGGCTGTACGGCATCGGCAACTCGAAGCCGCAGGAGATCCAGCAGCTTCGCATGTCGCCGGCGTTCACGCTCGATTCGTTCGAGTTGACCGATGCGGGACTTACCCTTCTGGCGAGTAACCAGCGGCTCGAGTATCTCCTGGCTGGCAAGTCGTACGACATGTACGTGCTGGACGGGAACCAGAATACCATCCTGTTCGCCTACGTCGGGGCAAAGGCGCAGAATTTTGCGCAGAATATCCCGACCAATGCGCCGATCCGTAACAGCTACTCGTTTCTCGCCATGGACGTGCTGGACGCCGATGGCAATTCGATAATGGATACTGGCGACAACGCGTTGAGCATCGCGTCAGCGGCGGCTTCGGCTGGATTGGCCGCATCGAATCTCGGCTTGTCTCCCTGACGGTATCGGTATAATGTCGCCGGAGTGACGTAACTCCGGAGGTGCTGGGTGTCCGACAACCCGCTGCAGGACAGGTTCGACGTGGTGGTGGAAGGGGCGACATATACCTTCCGAAAACCGACGATCCGCTACGACATCGAGGTCGGCTACAAGTCGGCCGATATCCGCAACCGGGCCTACCCGGACGGCTACGGCGGCATGGGCGGCATCGACATGCAGGCGGTGAACTTCTCCCGATACTGCGCGATCCTTGAGATGTATCTGCTGAGCGCAACGGTGGGCTGGCCGTTCGGGATCACGGACGAGGACCTCAAGGGGCTTGATACGTCGAAGGCGCCTAAGGTGGACTTCGACAAGTTCCCGCTGGACAGCGCGGACGACGTCTATGCCGTGGGCCAGGCCTTCGAAGCTGCGGTGCAGCGATTTCGCAGCAGAGGGAATAAGTCCGGAGCACCCGCTGGCGCGTAAGCTTTGGATCGCCTCGGTCATACAGGGACATCGTAATCCGTTCGGCAAACTGCTCGTCGACCATACGGTGCCGGAGCTCGATTTTATCCTTGAGATGGCCGCCCGCGACGAGCCGGAGCGATGGACGTTCGTGCGCGCAGGGCAGGAGAGGACCACGAAGGCGTTGGCGGGATGGACCGACGTGCTGAAGGGAAATCTTCTGCTACGATACCTCACCAGGATCGGCGTCACCGCCGGCATAGCCGGCGTGGCTGCGTGGCGGAAGCGTCAGCAGCAAGGCGGAGGTCTGAAGCCTGGGTTGACGCGAGGAGGCAAGCCACTTGCCGGGGATCAGGATTGAGGGGACGCCGCGGCCTGGAGGTGGGGCCGTTCCTCCAGGCTACGCTCAGGAGGCGCAGCTTGCCCAGGCGATCGGCGGGGACCCGTACGGCGGCCTGACGCTCGCCCAGGCGCAGGCGATGGCTGCCGGCGGTGCCGGGTTCGGTGACAACGTGGCGCGGCAGATGCGCGCGCACGCGCAGCAGCAGCAGTCGATAGCTACGGCGCTAATGCAGGGCACGTCGAACGCGTCGATGCCGGGCAACCTTGGACGCGTCAGCACGCCAAATACGATCTCGGCCGCCACGGGGCAGGTGTTCACCGGGATGCTCCTGTATCTCCAGAACATTGCCAGCAAGGAAGACATCGCGATCCGACAGCGCCAGGAAGAGATCGATATCTTCCGCGGGCGCACGCGATCGGTATTCCTGCCTCCCGGTATATCCGGCTTGGCAGGTATGGGTGGCGCCTACCTTCCGCCGGGCATTCATGGACTGGCAGGCATGGGATGGGGCCCGGGCGGACATTTCGGAGGCGGCGGCAGAGGTGGCGGTGGACCCCCTCCTGGCGGGAGAGGGGGTGGAGGTTTCGGTGGAGGTTTCGGTGGAGGTGGATACGGCGGAGGTGGAGGTTTCGGTGGAGGTGGATACGGCGGAGGTGGAGGTTTCGGTGGAGGTGGAGGTTTCGGTGGAGGTGGAGGTGGAGGTGGAGGTGGAGGTGGAGGTGGACCTTACGGTCATATGCCCTTCATCGGACGGTTCGGTTTCCCAGCGACCGGCAGAGGCCTGGGACGTGCGCTCGGGGTAGGCGCCGGCGTCGCCATTGGCGCCGAGCTTCTCGAGGAACTGGTTCTTGCTCCTCAGAAGATAGGCGCGGCGGAAGCCGGTGCTATCGCGGCGGCCAAGCCGTATACCGACCTGACGGAGCAGAGCTACGCCTTTGCGCGCGCGACCGGGGATTCCGGAAGGCGCACGGTCGAAGGTATGTTTCCCGGCGGCTATAAGACGCCTGACTGGATGCGATCCTTTGGGCTTGGCCCGACCGAAGCGAACCGCATGGCAGGGCAGTTTGGAATACTGCCTTTTTCTTCAACGGATCGGGAAGGACTCACCCAGTCCTTGGCGTCGCTGGACTACCTTCCTGGCACAAGCGGCGTCGGAGACGAGGCACGTTCGTCCGCACGGCAGGCGGCGCGGTATGGCGCCATAGAGCCGACCGCAGGAGGCGTGTCCGGCTACGGCATGCAGCTTTCCCAGGTCATGGAGAACGCGGTTGCACGCGGCATGGATCGCGCGTCGGTGCTGCACTCGATCGATGCGTCGGTGGCCATGGCGGCACGGTCCGGCGCAGCCGGCGTGGACGCCGCCGGTTTGCAGGGTTTCCTGATGCGGTTCTCCAACCTGCCCGGCGGCAAGACGGGAGAGATCGGGCTGCAAGCCATGGGGGGACTGCAGGCGGCGACGGACACGATCGGGCAGAACCCGATGCGGACTATGATGGCAGTGCAAGCGGCGCACGGCATAAAAAACGAACAGGACCTGCAGAAGTTTCTGGGTCCCGAGGCGTTCGCGAAGACGTCTGCGACGCCGGAAGGCAAGGCGCTGATCCAGAATTTTTTGAAAGCTAATGCCGCGGGAGATTCAGTTTTTTCAGCCGGATACTTGCAAGATTTAACGGCCGGAAACCCAGCCGCACAAGCTAAAATGTTTACACAATCGCAATTTTATAGAGGATTGTCTGACTATATGGTACCAAAAGTTGCAGGTAGGCTCACCAACCTAGGCACGTTGCCTTACCTGTCGTATTCGATGAACCCCGGGTCTCTTAGTCCTGGTCCCCAGTCTGAACAGCAGGCGGGCACGGCGACCAACGCCAGTCTTCAATATGACAGAAACAAGAGCGTTGATTCTTACAAGCAAGGCCTGCTGCGAATGGGTGTGCGGCCCGACCTTGTTGACGTTACCATACAATCCGCGCGCATGGCAGGTGTGGATCCTCTGCTTGTGGGCGGGGTCATGATGCAGGAATCCACCGGAGGAAAAAATAAAGCAGCAGGCGTTAACGTGATGCAGATAGACCCATCCAGCGGAATGCCAATTCCTAAAAGTGAGGCAGAAAGCATCGCGGAAGGCGCCATGCATCTTCGAAAAGACATGGCGCATGGAGAGAATCTTCACGACACGCTTAGAAATTACAATGGTCCTGCCATGGATCGCGTCAATCCAAACTACGTGACGAACGTGCAGGGATGGATGACCGCAGGCGGCGCCAACGGCAATATCCCTACGGACATGTTGAACCGCAAAGCTGAAGCTGGTCAGGCGTCAATGGAAGGATCCAGCATAACTTTTTCAGAGTTGAACATCATCATACCGGCAGTGAACAAAAACCTCGAGGGTCTCGCCGCAGCGGCGGGACGCGCCACGGCCGCTTTGAGCCGGCTGGGGAATATGAATACGCAGGTGCTTCCAATGCCGTCGCCATACTGAGCCATGACGCAGTCTTTTGCAGCCCCTTCATGTTCCGTTGAGGTGTATCCCTTTGAAGGTGGTCCTTTTGTCCTGGGTTCAGGGCAGATTCGTTCCGTTACCGTGGAAAAGTCTATCCGCGGCGGGTCAGTCGGGCGGGCGCGCATAGACTTGGCGCCCGGCGGCCCGTTCGGGGTCGAATCGTCGCCGACGTGGACGGAAGTCATTACACCCATGAGCCACGTGCTTATTGGCATGTCACGCGGCGACAAGGCGGCCATCGTGCTCGATGGCGTGTCTACGCGATCGTCGGAAGAACAGGATTTTCGTTCGAGCATTGAGGAATCCGGTGCCGGACGCTTTCCGGTCGTTGAGGTCGCCGACTTCGCGTGGTTTTTCCGCACCTTCAACTGGTACTCGTTGACTTTCCTTGGGCTTACCGCAGGAGCGCCTGTCGGCGAGGCTCTCGGCTTCGCGCCAGCGGGCATACCGGCGTTGCTGGATCAAGGGTTGCTTGGCGGCACAGGAACGAACCAGTCGAACCCGTCCCTCGTGGCGCAGCGCTGGTTTGACAAGGTCATGGCAGGACAAGGAGCTATCCTCGGCAAGACCTTCGTGCCGTACAACGGCTCGCGCGTGCCGTTTGGACAGGCGGTCGCCACGACATGGGAGAACTATCCGAACGCATTCATTCCGTTTGCCGATTATTTCATGGCGGCGGAGGAATCATGGATGGACAAGTTCATGGAGATACTGCCGATGCCGTGGTACGAGTTCTTCGTTACCACGGCGCCTTCGGGCGCATACGCCATGGCATCTGGATCCACTGGCGTGACGTCGTCCGGTGCGACCTTCACCATGGCGAGCCAGCCGCTCGCCCTTCCGGCGGGACCGCAGCTTGTCGCCCGGATAAACCCCATACCAACGCTGTCGGTCACGTCCGATACGTCGGCGCAAAACACGTCGATCGGCACATTGGACGTATCCCGTTGGAACGCGCTTCCGGTCAACGAACCTGATCCGTTGAACTCAAGCGGTGCTCCCGTCTTCTACTCGTCCGAAGTGACGTTCAGCGCCGAGGCAGCGCGTAATTTCTACATGCTGAACCCGACGGCGTATACGTCGTTGTTCGGAAACAACAATTCCAACAACATTCCGTTTCCGTTTTCCTTCGTGGGAGCTGCCGATCCCGCGTCCGTGCATCGCTACGGGTTTCGTCCGGAGATAGGCACGTTCAAGTGGCTGTTCGATCCGCAGGGGACTGCAGGTCAGAACGCGGACCTGAACATCCCGCAGTCCGTGGCGGCATTGTTGGGCAAATTGATAAGCTGGTGTCATCCTGAGCCGCTCATGGCGCGCGGTACTGTCACGCTGCCTCTGTCGCCGGATATCATGATCGGCACGCGTTGGCGCTACGCGCCGTTCAAGGACGGCACGCTATGGGACTTCTACGTCGAGACGGTGCGACACCACTTCGTATTCGGCGGCGTGTCGACGACGACGCTTGCGTTGACCCGCGGGTTGCCGTCGTCGGTCTATTCCGACGCCTCGTCGGACGGCGTTCTGCAGGCTATTTTCACCGGCAACGCGATGCGGATGAACGGTGCATACGCGTCAGGGGTGCCGGACGGCACCGGTCCGGCATTGACGACGTTCGGGTCGCCGGAGAGCATCACGACGTTGATGGGCCGGCTCGCCAACATCTTCGTCACGCCGCAGGCACCTGGTCAGTAAGCGATCACCAGGAGAGCAATAGCAATCCTTGCCCGCCGTTGCCGCCGGGAGCCCCGTTTGCGCCTCCCGTCCCCGCGTTGCCGATGGTGCCGTTCGAGCCCGTGCCGGTGCCGTATGGTGTCGGGGTGAACCCGAACGTGCTGCCTCCCTGACCGCCAAGTCCTGTGGATCCTATCAGCAAGCCCGGGCCGCCCTGTCCGCCACCTGCCGCCAGGGTTCCGCCGACTGCGGCCCCTCCGTTGCCGGCGCTGCCTCCGGCACCACTGATGCCGGCCTGACCTCCAGTTCCGCCGGATGCCGTCGCGAATGTCGAGAATGAACTGATGCCGCCACCAGTGCCGTTGACGCCACCGGTGCCGCCCGCGCCCCCGCTTGCGATGACTACCGTATACGACGTGCCATAAGAGACCTGCGCCACGCCTTCGACGTAACCTGCGCCACCGCCGCCGGCGCCCGCCGAACCTGATCCGAAAGTTCCTCCGCCACCGCCGCCGCCGGCCCACAGGCGGTAGTACACCTGGCTTACCCCAAAGGGAGGCGACCATGATCCGTTGCTGTTGAATGCTATTTCGTCGTGAGGAACGAAATTCGGGCTGAAGCCGACGACATCCCATTGCGCGTTCAGCCCGTTGCCCCACATCACGAGCGATCCGGAAGCTGGCACCACGACGCTGGACGATCCCGCGGGGTAGAATCCCGCTATCAGGTCTGCGCCGTTCGCCGCTATCGTCAGCGTTCCGGTGGTCGGGTTGGTGAACCCGTATAGCAGTCCCGCAGCGCCGGATACCGAAGGCAACGTGAACGTGAGGCCCGGTACGCTGGGTTGGATCATATATTGCGCCTGCGCCGGCACCAGAGTTCCGCCGCTGGTGATCGTCAAGGAAGGAATGGCGCGGCGCTGTGCTGCCGGTTGCCGGGCAAACGTATTATACGTCGCAAGGATGCTCTGTCCGGCCGTGAGCGTGGTGCGCAAAATTTCGAACGTATTGATGTTGTCGATTCCGCCGGTGACGGCCGTCAATGCGACCGTGAATACCGACTGGGCGTATCCCACGGACGGCACGTAGTTCGGATTGAACGACGGGTGTCCTCGCGGCGGACCAGGCACGGGAAACGGTGCCTGCTGGATGAGTTGGATCGTTGCGGCCAGATACGCCGTGACGCTGCCTCCTCCCGGTACCAGCGGTGCGAAGTTTACACTGTAGCTGTTCGTGTCCTGTCCAGTTTGCGTGCCGTGTGCGCGCACGACGACGCCGCCGGACGACACCAGCGCCCACGGCGAGGGCAGTCCTATGGTGGCGATCATGCCCGAGAAGGACACCGTCATGGCGTCCGGCGCCAGGAAGCCCGGAACCGCCCACGCGCCGGACCCGACGCTGGCGATCGCGCCGGACGTCGTGCCGAAAGCAGTCGTCAGGCCACCAACGCCGGTGGCCGTCACGTATTGTTCGTTCGTGAAGTTCGCAGTTTTCATGTGCTACCCCGAAGGCGCAAAACTGGGATTTATCGTCGGATCCACCAGCAATAATGCGGGCAAAAGCGGCGGCGTGTTCAAGGTCATCGCACCGAACGGGGGGGCCACCGAAGCAGGCGTGTCGGACAGGTAGTCCCCCAGCACGCGGCTGCCGCTGTCGGTAAACGCCTCGGTGCCAGCGAACAGGCCTGTTCCGGTCTGCTGTATGGTGAAGGGCACCCCGATCGGTCGTATGCGCTGGAGCGACACGAAAAAGAGAAGAATTTCGCTTGATGTCATGCCGGCCGGAAACGTGATGACGTAACCGAGTCCGCTCGCGTTTTCCGTGACGGTGCCGCCGGCGGCAAACAAATTCAGCCATACCTGGATCGCGGGTACCGTGCCGACCCACGCCAGGACGGTTTCCTGTACGCGAATGGCGTAGGGGATGTTCCCTTCGCCAGGGTTTCGCGGCACGGCCCACAGCAGACCCCACACGTCGAGCCATCCGTCGACCGCGTTCTGGAACGATAGCGCCTGGGTCCACATGCCGTCCGCGCCGGCGGTGAACTGCGTCAGGGCGGTTCCGGTGGCGTCTACGAACTGGGTATACGGCGGGGCGGGCCGCAGGAAGGTGCTCGGCAGGTCGTTCAGGACGCCGAGGACGGCCGCGAAGTTCATCTCAGGTTCCGCTGACCGAGATGTTCGTGGCGAGCGAGTTCAGGATCACCCGCGTGCCTATCGCGCCGCTGACCAGCGCGACCGGCGTGGACGGCGACGACATGTAGTAGAGGTTGACCGTCAGGGATGAAAACGCTCCGATCCCCGCGTCCGCCACGACGCCGGCCACCTGCGGCTGGTAGGCCGCGGACGGCGATACCCCGAGGTTGGCGAAATAACTGGCGATGCCGCTGACGATCGTGGTGGTGACGGAACCGGTCGCCAGGAGGCCAGGCAGGAGCACGCCGGTCACGCCGACGTTGGCGTAGACGGGCGCCACGCCGGAGACCTGGTAGGGCACGCCGATCGGGCGGTAGCCGCTCTGACCGAGCGTGACGCTGCCGTTCAGCCACGCCACCACGGCGGCGATCAGCGATGCGGACGAGGTGCCGGTGCCGTTGTCGATGTAGAGGGTAAATCCTGCCGTGCCGCTTCCCGCGCCGCTGCCGGCGGCGATCCACGGCTCGAAAGCGCCAGCCTTGACGACCGTCTCTCCGGTGCCGGTGGCGACCACGCCGATCGCGGCATTGGCGACCGCTACGGGGGAGCACAGCCCGAGCGAGGCGGCCTTGGCGGTGAACTGCGCGAGCGCCAGGGACTGCGTGCCGGCGTTGGTGCCGCCGCCGGCGGGGGCTGCGTTGGTGACGAACAGGGGATAGCCGAGCGGCGTAAGGGGACTTCCCGATATGGCGCCGGAGCCGACGTTGCCGGCGCTGCCGGCGGTCGTGGCCATAACGCCGATGCTGACGTTGGACGTGCCCGAGGCGAGGACCGAGGCCACCGTGGTGGCGAACTGCACGCCGCCGGCAGTCTGCACCAGGGTGCCTGACGGTATGGCGATGGCCTGCGGCGAGTTGAACGCCCCGGACACGGGTATCGACGTGGCAAATGTTACCGTGCCTGTAGCGGCCACGGCCTGCGACTGCTGGATGTTGAACAGCGACATCGCGCCGTAGGCGAGCGCCTGCAGGGCCAAGGCCATGTTGCCCACGCCTTGCTGTTCGATGACGAGTCCGTTCGCCTCGGAGAAGGTGCGCACCTCGGAACCCTGGTTGTAGTCCGTGGCCTGGCCGTTCAGGGCGGCCATCATCGCCAGGAGGTTCGAGGCGGACTGAACGGCCGTCGGTGCGGCGGCCACGGTCGGTGCGAGGGATCCGGACATGGGGGCATCCTACAGGTTCCGCGACAACGTAGCATCTGCTGAAAATAAGTGCTTGACGAGCCGGAACGGACAGGCGTAGGGAGGCTGCATGAGATCGATGGCGAAAATCTTTTGGTATTCACGGCTCGGACAAAATCCCGAGACGCGCAGCCATGCGTATGGAGAGGCTTTGTCGGGATAACCGTTCCGACATCGGTTTCAAGACCGAAAGCCTCTCAGCCAAGATCTGAGGGGCTTTTTTAATGCCCTGTTGCCTGACAGTCCCGTTGAAGTCCGGGACCTAGCGCCAGATAATAGGCCAGGTAGCACGATCTATTTTCTATGGGGTACCCGCTGGGTACGGGGGCTGGTCCTGCAAACCGGCGCAGCTCGGTTCGATTCCGAGGTACTCCACCGAATGCGGCCAGTACGCGACGGGTTGCGTGTCACGTTGCCAACGTGAATCATTGAGTTCGACTCTCGATGGCCGCTCCAATTTTGCCTGGACGTGTAGCTCGACGGCTCGAGCTGTCAGCTCATAACTGATTGGTCTTGGTTCGATTCCAAGCACGTCCACCATGTTGCGGGAAGGACAGGGTGCCCGCGCCGGCTCATAACCGTGCGCTTGACGGTTCGATTCCGTCTCCCGCAACCAATGCCCGGGTGGTGTAGCTGGCCTGCACGCCTGTCTGAAGAGCAGGAGGTCTTCGTTCGACGCGAAGTTCGGGCACCAGTTTGCGGCATTCCGTCTCTGGGGAGACGACGAGCCTTCCAAGCTCTGAAGACGGGTTCGATCCCCGTATGCCGCTCCATTCCTCACGATCCGAGCAAGCGAACGGACTCGCCTGTTAAGCGAAGTTTGCCAGGGGCGGTACCTGGGTGAGGAGCCAGTTTGGGAGTGAAGTGTTACGGTAGCACGGCGGCCTCCAAATCCGCAGGCGAGAGTTCAACTCTTTCCACTCCTGCCATATTGAAGCGCGAACCCGAGGGCTTTGGGTGGCGGTCTGCAAAATCGCATCACGCAGTTCAACTCTGCGGCGCTTCTCCACGATGGGGCTTGATCTGAGGATCAAGGGTTAACAGTCAGCCGTAGCTGGCTCCCCGTGTTTTTATGGTGGTCGTGGTGTAGTGGTCTGCACGTTTCGCTGTGACCGAAAATGTGAGAGTTCAATCCTCTCCGATCACCCCAATGCCCGCATCGTTCAGTGGCAGGATCACCGCCTTGTAAGCGGTGGACGGAGGTTCGATCCCATCCTGCGGGCACCATTTTGATCCGGTCAGCGCCAGCGCGCACGCGAGCCTCTGAAGCTCGACGGAGAGAGGGCGGCACTCTCGGCCGGTGCCAGTTTCGCGGGAGTGCCGGCGCACAGGCGAGCCTTTGAAGCTTGCCGCGGTCGGATCGACACCGACGCCCGCTGCCAGTTCGGCCCATTCGCCTAGAGGTCTGGGCACCCGCCTCTCAAGCGGGAGGTGGGGGATCGTTACCCCCATGGGCCACCATATTGCGCGCGTAGCCCAATGGCAGAGGCAGCGGGCTTAAACCCCGTCAAGGTGTCGGTTCGAATCCGGCGGCGCGCACCATGCATGCGTAGGCCAATGGCAGAGTCAGCGGTTCGAGAAGCCGTCAAGTGCGAGTTCGAGTCTCGCCGCATGCACCACGTAAATGCGCGACTGGGCAAATGGAAAAGTCGCTTCCCTCAGAAGGAAGAGTTTTCCCGGTTCGAGTCCGGGGTCGCGCACCAGTTAGAATAGGAGACCGTGTCGACGGCCTACGGGGTCGACTTAAACGAACAGGGAGGTTCTGTTTGGCGGTTTGCCTATGCACTCATGGCTCGCGAAAGATTACGGAAGGTGCCGCTACGTGCGTGGCAACTGGTCCTGAAAACCAGGGGGGACCGAAAGGTCTGGGGTTGGACTCCTCCGCCTTCCGCCAACCAAATGGATGGTGAACATGCAAGGTTGCGTGGCTCGCCTGCTAAGCGATGCGCGCCGCAAGGCGTCTGTTTCGATTACAGCGCCATCCGCCACGCTCCTATCGTCCAATGGTAGGGCAATCGCTTGGTAAGCGATAAATCCTGGGTCAGTACCAGGTGGGAGCACCAGTTTCACGGGTGGCGAAAGATAGCGGTTCTATCAAGCGGTCTGTAAAACCGATCCCTTCGGGGGAGTTGTTCGACTCGACCGTCACCCACCAAAGTTTGCTTCCGTCGTCTAGCGGCAAGGACGCTCGGCCGATAACCGAGAAATCGCTGGTTCGAGTCCAGCCGGAAGTACCGAATTAAATGGACCGGTGGCCTGCTGGTGTGGGCAGTCGTCTTTTAAACGACAGATAGGATGGGTTCGATCCCCTCCCGGTCCTCCAATTTGCCCGTGATTCTCCCTGGTGGGGGTCATCGCTTGTCACGCGATTGCTGGCGGGTTCAATCCCCGTCACGGGCGCCATCAGGGTGTAGCTCAGTCTGGCCAGAGCGCTCGGTTCGGAACCGAGAGACCGCGTGTTCGAATCACGCCACCCTGACCAACTTTCCCCCGCCGATGGAGCGGCCCTGGCGTCCTAAGCCGAGGAATGTCTGTTCGATTCAGACCGGGGGAGCCAGAACGTGGGTGTAGCCTAGTGGCCAAGGCGCCTGATTTGGGATCAGGAGACCGCAGGTTCGAATCCTGTCACCCGCACCATTTTGCGCGCCTAGTCATCTGGGGATGGCACCAGTCCTACAAACTGGATAGAGCAGAGTTCGATCCTCTGGGCGCGTACCATCTCGGGGCTTTAGATCAGTGGCAAGATCACCTGCTCGGCATGCAGGAGACCGTGGGTTCGAGTCCCACAAGCTCCACCAGTTCGCCGCGTTACGCTTCAGGTGAGGCGGCCGCTCTTTCAAAGCGGTGAGACGGGTTCGATACCCGTACGCGGCACCAGCTTGCCCCGCCCGACGGAATTCGGAGTCTGGTCTACGAAACCGGAACGCGCCGTTCGACTCGGCGGCGGGGCGCCATATCGGCCCATCTGCTGGGACAGGCTAGGCGTTCTAAGCCAAGGACGGCGGGTTCGATTCCTGCATGGGCCACCAGATGCTCTCGGCTGCGGATCAGCACCACCGGCTCCGAACCGGCGGGATGGGCGTTCGACTCGCCCCGAGAGCGCCAGACGCGCGACTGGGCAAATGGTAAAGTCGCCCCGCTCAAGACGGGGAGTTTTCTCGGTTCGAATCCGAGGTCGCGTACCAAATGGACCACATGCACTCACTGGTGTGTGCGACGGCTTCTTAACCCGTTTCCTGCTGGGTTCGATTCCCAGGTGGTCCTCCATGCTCTTGTCGTATAGTGGCCATTGCGCGCCGTTCGTACCGGCGAGACCGGGGTTCAATTCCTCGCAGGAGCTCCAACATAGAGGGTGTCATGATCGCTGCTACCGTCCGCGAGCGAAGATCGTACCGCACGCTTGTCCTGAACGCCGATTATCGTCCTCTTTCGACATGGCCGCTTTCTGTCGTGTCGGCCGAGGATGCCGTATCGACGGTGTGGCGCGATCGCGCTGCCGTGGTCGAGACGTGGGACGACGCGTTCTTCCATTCACCGTCGATAAAGTTGCCGATTCCGAAGGTGATCGCGCTGCGCACCTATGCGCCGATCTCGGCTCAGCCGAAGTTCTGCCGTCGGTCGATCCTGCTGCGCGACGGTTACCGCTGTCAGTACTGCGGTGAGGAATTTGAATCGAAGGATCTGACGTTTGACCATGTGATTCCACGCGCCGCCGGAGGCAAGACGGAATGGAGCAACATCCTGTCCGCCTGCGTCGATTGCAACAAGCGGAAGCGCGATCATCCGGCTGAATGGTCTGGGAAGAAGGGAGGCGGCATGCGGCCGTTGAAACCGCCGCGGCAGCCAACAACGGCCGAACTGCTGCGTGCCGGCCTGCGGTTCCTGGACCCTCAGATCCGTGATGACTTTCGGTCGTGGCTGTATTGGTCGTCGGAGCTTACGGCGTAGCGCCGATCGTGGCGTTGACCTCGACCGGTATTGCCCCGGGGCCTATGGGGCTGATGACGACGCGGTATGTCGCCAGGGAACCTGGTTGTGTCGTCGCCTCGGACAGCAGAATGGATCCTGTGCGGGGATCGGCGCGCACCGCGGAATTGCCGTATTCCCGCAGTCGTGCCGCCTCGTCTGCAGACTGCACGGAGCCCACCTCCGGCGGAATTCTGGAACCGTAGGCGGAATGATAGATCAGCGAGCCGAGCGGCGTTTGCAGACGGCGGCCGATCGACCGCGCCAGGTTGGCGTAGCCGTTGATCGTCACTATGTCGCCAGTCCACGTCGGCGACGGTCCGTTGATGGGCCCCCAGTCCCAGTCGACGCCGAGCACGTTGGACGCGTATGTGGCGCCACTGTCGTTCGGGTCCGGTTCCACGCCGGGCGTCGCTACGCCGTTCGACGTGAACAACTGGCGTCCGGACAACGCTACCGCCCTGTTCGTCGGGCCTGGATATGGAGGTCCTATCCTGTTGAGCGCAGCGAGAGCGGGCCAGTTTTCAAAATTTCCGCTGGTGCGCGCCGCCAGGTCCGCCAGGGACTCGCCGTTGCGTAGCGTGGCAGTCGTCGGCTGCACGATGTTGTGGATGCGCAGAGCCAGCAGAAGCTTGGCGAGCGACAGTATCTGCTGCACCAGGGCATAGCGTATCGCGGCGCACTGCTGGTTGACCAGCAGCGCCGGATTGGAGGCGAGCGACGACGCGTCCAGCAGTATCGTCGGAAGCGCCACCGCCCAGTTCCACGGCAAAGGCCTTATCGTATTGCCGCTGGTCGGGATGGGGTTTCCGGAACCATCAAGGATGATGTTGCCAGCGCCGTCCGTCTGCCAGGGTTCACCGGTGGCGAATATGGGGGTCCAGCCGAACCCGCCGGATTTAAGGTTGGCGATGGTGTTCGCGACGACGGTCGAGCACCGATATTGCCTTGCCGCCGTGTCGTATATCTGTGTCAAGGCGCTGCCCTGCAGTACGGCCACCGCGTTGGTTATGTTGAGCCACGACTGTGCTGCCGTCGCGGCGGCGGCCGGAAGTTCGGCGCCGACCGGCGGAGTTTCGCCCTGGAACGTCATGCACCATTCGACGTAACCGGGATCGGGCACGGCGGGCGATCCCTGCGCCAGAAGCGTGGCCGCCTGGATTGGATTGACGGCAACGGGCAGCGTCGATATGCCGCTGGCGGCAGCCGCCACCGACGCCACGCGCGTGTCAAAATACGCCTGCGTGACGACGTCGAAGTACGACGGGACCAGGGGGAACGGCTGTAGCGCCAGGAAGTTCTGCAGGGACTTGAGCGCCTGAGCCTCGAGCGACAGCAGGGTTCCTGCCTGCCACGCGTCCACGGCGGACACGCTATTCACCAGGGTGGTGAAGACGGTCTCCACGGGATCATCTATCGCGAACACGCTCGTGGTGCCGGAGGCGAGCACGTTCGACAGCCACGTCATGCTCTGCCAGCACGTGGCCCACACCTGTCCCGGATAGCCCGTGAACGGAAGTTCGATGTCGCTCTCCTACGGTATCGATGCAGCCAAACCGGTTGGGCCATATGCGACGAGCATGGCACCCAACGTGCGCGCCGCGGCCACGGCCGCCGTCGCCGCTGGCGTCGATATCGTCGTGGCCAGCGCGTCGATGGTGCCCAGAATGGGCACGCCGACCGGCTGGATCGCCGCCCAGCGAAAACGATAATAGACGAGCTTGGTGCGGTCCGCGCTCTGCCGTATGCCTTGCGGACCGACCGGTTCGATCTGCCAGAATTGCTCGTTGAAGTAGTCGTAGAACTCCAGCGCGTACAGATACGGATTTCCGGACTGCCGCTGGATCTGATTGAGTTCCGCGTATCGCGCCAGGAACTGTTGCAGCAGTTGGATCGACTGCAGGCCGGTCAGGATGTAGCCGTCGGTCGAGTGACGGTCCCAGCCGGTCGTCCCCTCTATCGTGAACACGGGCGGTGCCAAGCCGTACGTATCCATGATCCGGTTGACGCCCTGTGACGACGGATTGCCCTGCGTGTCAGTGAAGGTGGACAGGGAACTGCGATCCGTGCGCAGCGCGGAGGGCGTCAGAGGAAATGTATACGTTGCGAGTTCCGCGAAGAATTCGCCTGGCGCGCGGATGGAAAGCTGATACAGGGCGGGCTGGTACTGGCCGACATCCTTGTTGCGGAACATCTGTGGCATGACTTCAGGCCGCCCGAACCAGTACGCCCGCCATGCTTGTTGCCACGTAGAGCCCTCCGCTGGAAGCCAGGACCGCCGACGGCCCCATCGGTACAGTCTGGTCCTGTCCGGAGTATTGCGCAATTATTCCTGAAGTGCCGACGCCGCCCGAGGTTATCGACCACAGGGTGTTCTGCACGGTGGCCACCTGCAGGTTGCCGGATGCGTCAAACGTGCAGCAAGACGGGTTGTGCCCGATGCCGAGAGCGGTCGTCGTCCAAGAGGAACCATTCCACTGTGCGGCTGCGCCGGACGTGACCTGCGTCAGCACATACGGCGTGCCAGAGAACCCATACAGAAGCGTGCCGACCGCGCCTGTCGTCATAACGAATAACGTGGTGAGGGACTGGCCAAGCTTGAGGGACGCGTTGAAGGTCGATGGAAGCAAGGCGGAATACTGCTGTGTCCATGCGCCTGGCGCCGATTCGCCATACACGTATAGCGTCTGGGGAGTTGCCAGCACGACGCGACCATCCTGCACGGCAATGCCGCCAGAGAACAATCCCGGTAGTGTTCCAGATCCTGTCAGGACGGTACCGGAGAACACGTTCAGCACGCCGCTGGACGCGACGTAAACCTGCAGGAACTGGTCGACAGCCAGGAACGTAGGTGCGAAGCTTGTCGCGGCCGACGGGCCCGTGACCCATCCTGCCGACGTCAGGTTGATGAACGTTATGCCTGACGTCCAGGTGGCGACTGCCCCGCTAGGGCCGAACGCTGCCACCGAATTTATGCCAGGAAATCCTGTCACGTGAGTGCTCAGTGACCACGCGCCCGTCGCAAAAGTAAGGACCGCAAGCTGAGAAACTCCCGCTTGGACAACAAGGGCATCACTTGATGTGCCGGCCACCATGAGCGGTCCGGCCCCAACCACGCTAAGGTTCTGCGCCAGCGACAATAGTCCAGCCGAGTAGCCCAATACCTGTACGATGCCGGAGGCGTTGCTGCTGGCAAGCACCTGCGTACCATCCGGTCGCCATGCCATTTTTGCGGCGTTGGCAAGTCCGGTAAGCACGGACGCCTGCGACCAGTTTTCGCCTGATACGGCGGTGGAGGGAGACGCCCTGAAAATGAGGGCGTAGCCTGATCCAACGGCGGCCATGGTGTCCGCGTCCTGCGGGTTTAGCGCGGCCGCCGCGGCTCCGGATGGAAGCGCCGGCGCGGTCTGCCAGCCTGCTATAGCCAGACTGCCGGAGGACATCGTGACGCACGAGGGCGTCGTGATCGCTGCGGGCAGCGCTATCTGCCCTGACACGCCGGTATTGGCGACCATGAGCCCGACTACGCCGGAACTCGGCAGCAGCGTCGCGAGCGTCGTGCCGGACGACGCGAACCCTAATGCCGGCGCGCTCGGCCATGTTCCGCGCACTGTGCCGCCGGACGTCAGCACAGTGCCGGTGGCCGCCAGGAAAAAAGCGGAGCCGTTGGGCGTCGCGCACCCGACGTAGACCTGACCGCTTGGCAGCACGCCGGAGGACAGGAGTGCGCCGCTGGATCCAAACGGGATGTTGCCGGACACGCCGCCCGGCACGAACAGGGCGCCGGACGCGTTCATGTGCCACCACGAGCCGTCGTATCTGACGGTCCACATGCCCGATGTCGTGTCAGGAGACGCCATAGCCAGCCCGGGCGTGCCGGTGGCGTATACGCCGCCCGACGGCAGGACCAAACCGCCAAGAAAACGGCTGGATGGCACCGAGAACAGCCACACGGTCGGCGTCCTCCAGTCCGGCACGGCTGCAAGACCCGAACCATATGGCACGAGCGACACGCCGCGCGCCGCCGCGCCGGACGGCGGCCAAAACCAGGCAGGTATGGCCATGGCCGCAGGCTATCGCGGTCGTGATTATTCGCGTCATGGGGAACGGTGCATCATACCTACCGGCATGAACGTTTGCCATCGAACCGTCTACGATGCCGTTTCGAATGCTCCGATGCCGCTGCACGGCACCGGAGCACCGAGGATACCCTTCGACGAAACGGACATCGACGGGCGTGACGACACTGACGAGTTTTGCTCGGCCGCGCTGTGACCTAGGTCAAAGCCGGTCAACAAAAAACGGAGTTAGGTCCGATGCACGTTATCACCCCGGTCCCGATCGTGAAAAGTCCGGTAATTTTTCGTTCACCCTGGGCAACGCCTACGAAAAGATGGGGGGTGACCTACATGTCTGAGCAGGCTGGTAAGGCTTTGGACAGCCCGCGGTTGAACACCGTGTTCTCTGGGGTGGCCGCTCTCGCCGCCGTGGCGGCCGTCGTAGGCGTGATGAACGGCTGGCTGACGTCCGGGTCGCTGAACTCCAGGGACATAGGACAGCTACGGGACCAGATCGGCGTGTTGAGTACGCAGGTTGCCAACCTTTCAGCCAAGATCGACCAGGGACCCCGCATGGATCAGCTTCAGGGCATGGACCGTCATCTTTCCCAGTTGGAGGGAGGCATGGATGCATTGCGTCAGCAGGCTCAGTCGGACAGGGACCGCCTGACGCGTACCGAGACCCTGGTGCAGGGAATAGACGCCGCCAGCAAGGCGTCCATTGGCCACAGGTGAGGCTCGCGCTTTCCCTTCTGCTCCTGACGGCGGCGTGCTCGCCGCAGGTTACGACGTCCGAACGGACCGCGGCGATGCTGGCCATACCGGGCTATCTCCGCGCGTGCCTGCCGACTCCTTCGGCAATCCCGCCGCCGAAGAAACCCCGCACGTTCGAGGCCGACATCGCGTGGGGGAACGCGACCGACGCCAGGCGGGCAGCCACGGCGGCTGCCCTGGACGATTGTCGCTCAAAGTTGAACAGGCTCGTGGCCCTTCTTGAGGGTCTATCGTAGTCATCGGCGCAAGAGTTCTGCGAACCAGGCTTTAAGCTGCGAACATAGAATATCAGGAGGTGACGTCATGGCTGACTATCGACTTGACAACAATAAAGTTTATACGTTCACTATTGGCACCAAAATGGACGCGACGGGAGCACCGACAGTGCCGTTGACCGGCAATACTTTTGCGGCCGTGTCCAGCGATCCGGCCGCGGTCAACGTCTTCATCGGCAGGGACGCCAACGCCAACCCGGCGGTCATAGCCAACGCCATGGTTCGCAGCGCCAGCGGCGTGACACTGACTGTCAACGACACAGCCGGCTCGAAAGTGTGCGAATTCGTCGTCGACGTGGGTGACGAGATACCGCCTGCCAGCGACCTCACGCTTGACACCGTGAACGTGACCCACGAGGCCCAGCCCGTTCCGGAGGCTTGATCGTGGACAAGGGTCTGCTTTTCTGGATCATCTTCGTCGTGGCGCTGCTGTTCTACGGATTCGGCCCCTTCGTCGGAGGTCCGTACTACGAGCGCATGGGCTCATGGCCGCTGATCATCCTTATTTTTCTCCTAGGCTGGGCTACGTTTGGGTTCGTTGTTAAATAACGCCTGATACGGTTTCATAGTCAAGCTGGGAACGGGCTAGGGTGGCAGGTGTTCGGTTTTGTGGTGAAATGACATGGGACACTACGGGTACGGCGGTATTTCGATCGGCTTCATCGTCCTGATCGTCATAATCGTCCTATTCGTTAGGTAGACCGTCATCGGCATCGTCGGGGGCGCCGTGGGTATACTGGCGCTGATGGCCAGCGTGTTCCTGCACCAGTCGACGACAACGGCGCCCACCGTCGTCTCGCCAGCCGTCATTCCCGTGCAGCCTCCCAAGTAGTCGGCATCCCAACAATACCGCTACAGGTATATCGTCCGAACGGAACGACATGGAGTCCGTTATGCGCCTGGCTTTTCTCGTCGCAGCGTTCTTTTTCCTTTCGGTGTTTCACGCGTTCGCGGCAGCTACGGACCCGTCGATCCTT